TGAAAACTCTGCAGGGTCGGCAAAGAGAACAGCATCAACTAACCCCTGGAATGGTTCAGCAGATAACATGCGGCGTCCGGTAGGCTGCAGCGTTCCGCTCACGTTCATGACCTCGATAGCCAGCGCGCGGGCATCGGGGCTACGATAATACGTTGTCGACCCATCCGGGATATTCGCGATATCCGCCTGAGCCGCTGCAAGCGTCTGGTATTGCTTACTCAGCGGGATCAGATTTTGTCGGATATCATCTATCGAGCTGGCGACTTTTGCCATTATCCCGCGCCATGTATCCAGATCTACCCCTTCTCGGTCAGGAATTGCCAGCGCCAGACTATTCAGCAAATTATCCAGTCGCGTGGCGTTATCGAGCAGCACAGCGGGAGACGTGCTCCCCAGTGGCGGATTAAAGGCCATGTTTTTTGCTCCAAAAAGAGGCTTCGCCTAAACGAGGGTTTAAGCGAAAAGAGTTAATTAGGGGAGTTTTTGGTTTTAGGCGACGTCGCCAGGGTATGTGGCGTCGTCGTAGTCATAAAATTCAGCGCGGTATTGCCGGGCAGTTATCTCGCAGGTTCCATCGTCCTGCGGCACTATCTCGGACACAATGGCGTGATACAGGTCGCTCTCAGAACTACAGAAAATTAACCGGGGAGGCTCAATTATCGGATCATCCAGCAGGATATCGGCGAACTCAGATTGATACGGGACGGATACCTGATAGTTGTCACCTGTGGGTGATGCTTCAAACAGCCGTGATGCTTTTCCATCCTGATAACGCAGATAGACGCGTGGATTTGCAAAAGTCCAGTCCAGCGGCTCCGACACATCGAATGTGGTCACCCCACCAGCAGTTGTCATCGACTCAATCAAACACGAGATAGTGTTGCTGCCAGGGATATCATCGGTCAGCACAATACGATCCCCGACGTTGTAACAGAGCGCGTCCAGTTCCGTCGTCGTTTTATGCGTCATGCGCTGCAGCTGGTATTTTCTGAGTCGGCGCATACCAATCTGATATGCGTGATCAGGATTGCCTACACCATCAGCCCGGTATGCCTCTATTTTCAGCGGCGTTGGGTTGCCAGGCAGACGGCATTGCACCGTCTCTTCTGCCCAGGTCGAGCCGTTGATATAGGTTACGTCAACACCATCGTAATCGTCGTCAGTCACCGTGACGAAATCGGTCTGCATCTCGGATACCATCTCGTGAGGGGTGATAGCCCCGGTCCAGGGTTTAACACCTTCACGACCCACTGATGCAACAGACTGGGTATTTAGCAGAAAATAACTTTTTCCGGCTGCAGCGATTTTCTGAAGCATTTCCAGCGCAGAAATACTGTCACCCGTGGCAAAATCGAAATACTCGCCGTTCGGGGTCCAGTAAGTCTGCTCCAGGGCATCTATTGCCTCAGTATCCATTTCCATACCAAGAGAACGGCCGACGTGATAAAGCGCACCAGAGATACTACGGGCTACGCCGGAGTCATAAATGCGCGTGGCCACAACGTTTACGCGCCGGTCAGACTGAGCCGCCAATTTGCCCCCCGTCTCAACCGTAACCCCCATCAGGGTGACGCCAGCATAGGATGTTGGCCGAGCTAACAAACGACCACGTAACGCTTGCCAGTACATCGAGTCACGCGCGTTATTGCTACCCTGCTCATTGCGGCGGCGGCAGCGCACCTCAACCAGCCCAGGAGAAGAGAGATCAAAACGCTCTGTAAAACCCAACCCGTTGATATTTTTAAGCGCGTAACCCCCCTGCCTGCTCGTCCAGCCAGAGCCAGAACCATAAACACGGTACTGTATTTCCCACTCACAATGCCTGATGCGTTTTTTGCCTTTGCTGTCGAATCCGCAAATACCGGAAGGAAATGAAAAATTCACTTCAAATGCGTCCACCACTTCAGATTCCGGGCAGGCAAGGAACGGTCCCATCCAGGTATTGTTGTCGCTGATCCCTGTAGCCTGATAGTCAATCATCGTGCGGGGTGAGAAGCCAGACCAGGAAGGATCAACCACTCCCTCAATCAGCCGCTGAACCGTTGCGGTCGTACCGTCCGCATCCGCAATGCGGTACTCGTTGCCACGGTGAGCCAGCGCCAGCCGTTGTGTTCCCTCCGGTATCCCGGAAAATGCCACTCCGGTTGCACTCCCATACGCCAGCGTAACGTTAGCAGTTATTGCCGGACTGCCTCCGCTGGACGCGGTGCCGGAGGTAAATACAGGACTGTCGCCAAAAACGGCTACCGGTAGCGATGATGAGGTAATGTTTCCTCCGAGCCAGGGGCTTGATGCCTCAGCAATCAGCACAACACCGCCGCTATCCTGCGCCAGTAATCCTGACCCGGTAAGGCCATCGTTTATCACCGCCAGCAGGCCGGGCATATTCACATAGTCTGCAACGAGGGAAATAGTGTACTCATGCCCCTGCCAGGTGATCGTAAAAGTCTGGCCGGTACCGGAGTAATCATATGTTGATGGGGAGGCATTTGCTTTCAGGCTGGCCGCATTTCCACCCACCCCGGGTATCGCGTCCTGTTTTGCCGTATAAGTTGCAATAACCAGTTCGTATTCAGTGCCGTTAATTTCCAGGGTAACCGGCATACCCGGATAGGGATTAATTTCACCCAGAGAGTTACTGGCGAGAACGCTATATCCCGACGAGGTTGAAACCAGAAAATTCATCGGGGCGACGATCGTAACAATGGCCCCCTCAACCCACGACTCAGGCAACGCATTGCCTTCATCGTCATCATCGTTGCCATCATCCAGCCCGTTAAACGTCACGGATGCGCCAGAAACGGTCATACTGTCGGCGTTGATATCTGTCGAATCTGGCGAGGTCTGGGCCATATCAAGCCCACTCCCGCTGGAAGTACCACCTACCTCTGTCGAGTTGAACCAGTTTTCACTTCGCCGATCTCCTGAAACATCTGCTCCTGGTGAATAAACGTTGTAACTGAACGAGTCCCCTAATGCTGAAATAGGTGTTGAACCCACACGGATATCACCATTCGTAAACGCGAAATTCCCCTTTCCAAGGCAAACCATCATTTCGACAGTCATTAGCGTTGGATCATCAGGATTAAAGCGCGTCACTGGCTGTACGACATAATCTGGATAGATACGGCAACGGCCAAACACTTCGCGGATTGGGTCTCCAAGTTTCGCCTGGTTCGCGCGGGCTGGGTTTAAATCCAGCCCCAGACCACTGGAGGATGAATAGCCGCCTTTATCCATGTTCGACATGGTGATCAGCACATAAACAGCAGAGGCTGCAGCAATAGCCGCTGCCGCCCATGCTGCGATTGTCGTCGCCGTCACACCCTCCCCCGGGATCGGGTAGGCTTTTACATCGCTTTCAGCGCTGATAAAACATAAAGGCCATTCTGCCGGCGGGACCGGTTTACCGTTAACCTCGAAGGAGACACGCTGCGCCATCTCGTTACGGTAGTTATCGACGTGCTGCAGCATCCAGTCGTGAAGCGTCGTATCCCGATGCTCATACGTTTCCAGCGGCTCACCAGGCATACGCGAAGGGTATAATCGAATAGTCACTGGTAATACTCCACTTTCAGAAACTGACGCTCAAAACGCGCCAGAGGAAGAATGGTTACGTTGCGGCGGGGATTGCATTCAATCACGTAAAGCAATCCCTCCATTTCGACGACAACGCCCAAATGGCCGATCATTTTTCCCATATAGCAGGCTGCTACCGCTCCGTTGCATGGCCTGCAGGGAGTCAGATCACGCGAAAAACTCTCGCAGAGTTCTCCCATCTCCGGACTCCCCCGCTCTTTAATCACAGCCTCAAACGCGGGCCATTCAGGCAACCCGAGGTCCCGGCGGACCTCATGCACAATGCCGTAGCAGTCGAGAACAGGAAAGGCGCGGCCGCCCATCTGCCAGCGGACAGTCAGGTATTTATCAATATTGAACATGGGATACCTATCTGGAGTAACGAAGACCCTGGAAGTACGTGAGGGTGTAGCGATCGCGCGGCCATGCGTAATCGAGCATGTTTTTAAATCCGGCGGTTACATTTACCGTAAGCGGTGTCCAGGAGCCGCCTTTTACCGGCATGATGTACGGCGGCTCCGCTGGCGCACTCAGGTCGGTGGAAATGTATTTCCTGAACGTGATGCTGGCGCTGGAGATGGAATCAATGGCCCTGCGTATAGCATTGGATACAACGCCATCGATGTTGCACAGCATAAATTTCAGGTCCTGTGTGCCATCCTCGTTTCTGGCAGGAAGAGACAGCACGATGGCGCAGGCTTTAAACGTTACGGTCATCCCCACTTCGGTAACTGCAGTAATGTCCTCATATCCCTCGCAGAGATAATGAGTCGTTCCGCCAATATCGACCTGTAAAGTACCGATGATGACCTCCGGCCCGGAGGACGCATACAGGCGGTTAATCGCTGTCATGTTTAGGCCACTCCTTATTCAGGGCGATATCGAGTAACGAGCTCCCGACAATCCATTCCGGATATTGCCCCCAGCCAACTGGGGCGAGTGGACGTTCTCTTAACTCAACGGTTGCTGAATAACGCCAAAGACCGGGCTTAATAAATGCAGGCCCCTTATAAATACCTTCAAATCGACATTTAAAAAATTTAAGTCCAACAGGGGTTTTGCATTTCATGTAAAACCATGCAACACCATCAGTTAACACATCCCTGTACCATGCTTCAAATGCCTGAGCTTGCGCATCTGTTTTAAACTGCCAGACAACCGTATTATCAGTCGGTACTGATGTATATTTTCTACGCTGCCTGGCAAGCCCCCCCACCCTATCGGTGCGAATCATAGGATCATTCGGTTCAAATCCATAATTATCGTACGTGGGGCCGGGGATATAATCATGAGGATAATAAATATCGGTCATTATTTCTTACGCCTCCCCGGATAAACTGATTTAAGTGAGCGACCATAATTCTCAGTTGGATTAATAACCTGGGCAGTAAAATATTGCTTAAGCCTTTTTTCAGATGCACGCTGCCGCTGATCCCACATTTGGATCGTTGCATCATCGGGTTTCCCGGTGTAGGTATTATTGAACTCAACATGCAGAGGGTTTCCGGCAAGGGAACGCTGTTGCCGCACCTGCTCCAGGGTGGAGTCAAGTTTTGCTGATGTTCCTGCCGTCGTAACCCGCTCCCCTTTTTTTAGCAGCCAGGTGCCCGTTTCCGGAATTTTATCGATACCATCGTGCGCCATGCCTGCAAGAGCTAATCCTGAGATGGCAGCAACAAGAGGCTCTGTGACACCAATAGCGGCAGTCAAAGCAGCAGGAGCCATAGCCGGGCCCACGATTGGAATAGCTGCAGTGGAAGCATATGCGGCCAGTTGAGCCTGTAACGCTGTCGCCTGCGCATTAGTGATCATGGGAGCTGCAGCTGCAGCTTGTGTTGTTTTCCCGACAAGCAGCTGCACCCCCTGATATACCAGCCATTGTGCAGCAAGCTGGGCTAGGGTCTGGATGACTGTTTTACCAAAACCTTCAACCATGTTACTCAGGGCATCGCCAGCATCTTCAGACTGAGTGGCAAGGTCATATAACCCTTGCTGGAGATTGCTTGTTACTCCGCCGAGCGCAGTATTAGTCGTATCCGCAGCAATCTGGTTATAGTTGGCGGCCATGTCAGCATAGTTTTCCCATGACGACTGAACGCCGGCCAACCAGTTATTACGCATTTCATCCTGTGCAGCATAATAGCCCTCAAGGGCGGAAAGCTCTTTCTGATACCCTTCATCTTCCAGGCTCCCCCCCTGATTTTTCCATCCCTGCCTTAACTGCGCCCTCTCGTTATTACGTTGCGCGTCCCTGTCACTTAACCCAGCACTATCTGTCAGTGCAGCAGTCTTTTCCTGCATCTGAGTAACATATTTTAACGAGTTATCCTGAAGCTTGTTCAGCCGTTCCTGGGCGACAATCTGATCCCCCAGCTTCGCATTAACCTCAGCCTGCGCCAGAACCTTATCCTTGCTGGCTAGTAACGATTGTTCATCCTTGCTCAGCGCGCGTGTTTTCGATGCCTCTTCGATAACCGAGAATTTTGACTGTAAAGACCATAAACTTTTACGTTGCTGACTGATGGTATCGTTAAGCCCTGTATGCTGTTGCAGCAACTTTAACTGGGTCATCAACTGCAGGGTTTCGGCATCCGTCTGATCAGAAGAGCGATCACCAGCAGAAACTTTAACGCCTTTTGGTTTCGGCGTTTTTTTTACTGAAGCCTCATATTCCTTTTTCGCTGCCGCCATATTGATGGCGTAATCAGCCTGAAGGATACGTCCCTCTTTGAGAGCCTTATTTAACTCATTTTGACGGGCAGTATATTTTTCGAGTGCGGTTTGGGATTTAGCGTAATTTGCCTGAGCCTGGGCGGCGTATTTTTTCCTGTCAGATTCTAAAGCCGCTTCTTTTTCTGCATTTGCCGCACTAGTGCTGGCAATACCAGCCTGCTGCTGCGCCATATCGAGCGCCAGACGAGCTGATTCCCGGTCACTCCAGAACCTTGCTCGGGCTTCATCATTTACATAGCGATCATTTTTCCGCAGATTCCAGATGTCATCAGCACGTTTAAACGCCGCCTCAGCCTTACTTACCATCTCCCCTGCAGTGTCTGGCCTCCCCAAATCCAAAGCAGCATCCCACATGGATTTAAACGCGCGTTTCAACGAATCAGCAGAGCGCTCAATCGTACCCATGTTATCGATCAGGCTCTGAGTCTGGGTGTTAAATCCTTTAGTCGCTGCATCATTAGCCGCCTGAAGTGCAGCGGCTTCATCTCCTGAACGTTGTAGCTGAGCAACGTAATCAATCTGCTCGGCTGTCACGTTATGAAACTGTTGCGCCATCGCAATCAGGCCGGACGTCGGGTCATTAGTCAGTTTCCCGAAAGCTTCCGCTACCTTTTCAACGGGGATACCAGATGCCGTAGAAAATTTTGCAACTGACTGGCTTAGCTCATCAAAACGCGCACCCGCCCCCACGCCCGCATTAATTAATGCTGTCAGAGAATCACTGGTTTTATCAAAAGTAAGGCCTGCTTGCTGTCCCGACCTTGCGAGTACCAGCATTCTGTCGGTAGTCAGTCCGGCCGTGTTGCCTGAAAGCGTCAGTGTCTTATTAAAATCGGAAAGTGTTGACGATCCCTGATAGAAGATATATCCCATTCCGGCACCCGCGGCAGTCAATGCTGCAACGCCTACGGCCAATGGGCTTACAGCACCAAGTAATGCTCGGAATGTTGGGATCAGTCCACCAAATGAGTCTTTAACCTGCCCGCCCTGCTGGAGTAAAATTAGCCACGGGCTCTGCCCACCAGCTAACTGAGTTGCGACATCAGTAAACTGTGCAGGCAGCATGCGCATTGCGTTATTATATTGGCCGATTGAGATACCGGCACGTTTTGCCGCACGCTCCTGCCGCGTAAACGCTGCGGTGACCTGGGCTGTGCTGTCATTAGCGGCCCTACCTAACCCGCTCAGCTGCTTATTCAGATGAGCAACTTCCTCATCAAATTTTGCGCTATCGCCGTCAATTTTAACGACCAGATCACCCACTGGCTGGGACATAGCGAGTTCCTCCAGGAATGCTTTCAGCTATAGACATAAGTTGTTCATCGGAAAGCTCATCGCTCTCTGCCCTGCCTGTTGCAAGCAAACTAAAATCGAGGGCAGAAATTCCGTGTTTATCCGGATCGGTGAAGAGACTGACTGCGAGATAACTAAGGTTGGCGAAATGAGAATCCAGAAGGTCGTCACTAAAACAATGATCCTGGTAATACTCAATCCATTCAAACCATTCCGAGGAAGACATTTCCGAAAGCATTGCGCGCCAGTCTGGTCGTCCAAACTCCCTGGCTAATCGCATAGCAAAGCGACGTGAGCGGGTCAGGACTTTTCCAAATCCAGCGACTCCTCTTCTTCAGTTTCCTCGGAGGTGTTATTAACTGGGGGGATCATCCCTGAAAGCATACGCACAAGTAATGCTGCACTACCCAATAGCCCCGGTGGGTATTTCCGCATTATCTCCGGGAAAATATCTTTCCCGTCGCGTTCCTCGCCATCCGCTTCACTTAAAGATAAAGCGACAATCATTGCCTGATCACGCGTAGTCAGCAAAGTAGCTATTTTAAAATTCTCATCCGGCGACAACCCCTCTGTAGGTAATGATTTTCTTTCTTCAACCATGAACTCAATATATTTCATTCGGCTGTAAGCAGATAATTCAAACAGGATGATATTTGCGCCTTCAGGATTTAAAGTATCTTTCTTGAGATAGTTCATTAATTAGCTCCGGCGCGGTGCCGTGACACCGCTGTCGAAAATATATTAAGGAGTGGTAGAAGCGTTATCTTCTGCCAAAGATGGTTTGCCTTTATTGGTAATTTGCGCACTACGGGTAATTACTTCATTTCGCGCGATTGTTTTACCCAAGCTATTTACCCAACCGGTAAAAATATCTACTGCTCCGTTTGGATATTTAATCTTGTAGGCTTTTTCATCACCACTCATAAACCAGTCAACAAGGTCCTGCTGACCAGATTCACCTGGTTTCCATGCAAGAGTAACGCTCGATTGCCCGGCTGACTTAACCCCCTGGGCCGTGGAATCCCAGTCAGGCGCATCATCATCAATATAGGAATCATCATACGACTCCGCAGTCAGCTCACCAGGCGTAATCTCCTTAATTTTTGCCGTACGAGTCCAGCCAACGTCACTCAGCGGATCATCGTAGGGATCACCTGTTCCGGTGTAAATCCAAAACGTCGTCCCGGCCCCTTTGGTCGGTGTAGTCGGTGTTGGTGTTGGCATAAGCTCCTCACATAATATAAGTCAGGGAATACTGGAGATCGGCGGAGCCCCATGTAGTGGCTTCATCGTCACGTTGGTAGTCGTAGCCGGCAACGCTGATGGTTTCGACGATACTGGCAAGCTCAGGAACGTCAGCCATCGCCGGATAGATGCGGGTTTCCATCCATTTATCCAGCTCGCTATCGGTCGCGTTTGCTTTGAGGAATACTTCAATGTGAAGGACTGCCTCCCACTCTTCCTCGTCAATGCTGCTACCCGTAGCCTTCGCATCAGTAAGATAAACTGCGACCGCGGGCAACTCTTCTGGAGCCAGGAATGCTGGCCGGCCGTCATACCAGAAAGTTTTACCGGGGTTGATTAACTTCAGTTTGTCCAGAACGGCTTTTCTGATTTGCGGGTGGATCATTTTGTCACCAGCCTTATCTGATTTTTAAGAGCCGCCATAAGCTCTTTTGGCATATCCGATTCCATCAGTTTGGGCAGTTCTTCTCTGAATGCCGTTGTCAGAGGTGTAACCAATGGTACTTTCACAACCTCGACCGGATAACGGGATTTTCCGGTGCGCCGGAGAACGTGCCAGCGCCCGTTGTTAAGTTGCTGTACGAAAGCCCCAGGGAAGCTGAAATTCCCAACTTTCAGAACGCTACCTGAACTACCGTTATCACGCTTACGTCGTGAAAGCTGAACCCGTACTGGCCCCAACTTTATCGCCGGGAGGTTGCCGCGATTTACCCGGATGGTTGCCATTGGCTTTTTAGGACTCGCCCGCTTGAGCCTGGACCGTTGCATAACCAGCTTCCGCTTAACCCTGGTTTCTTTCGCCACACGGGTTGAACTTCGGCTTATTGCCCTTCCAGCCACCCGGTTAATGGATTGGGATGTCGCCCGAGGAATGGCATTTTTACTGATATCGCTCAGGTTCTGCTTGAGCTCTTCCAGGCCTTTAATCGTCACCTATGACCTCCTCAATCCAGATTTGCGGCTTACCATTAAAGAGGAGCCAGCGGGTAACGGTGTAAACCTGACCTTTATAAATAACCTCATCTCCCCGCGCCGGCTGATAGCCGGCGCTAAAGATAACCAGGTTAATCCCATCACCCGCGACTGGCCCTAGCTCAGGGAGCAAGTGACTTTCAACAGCAATATGCTCATCGCCATTAATAGTCGCCGTTCTGCCCAGCCTTTTCGCCGTCAACGCATCCATTCTTTCAGTCATCTTGTCAAAGGCATTAGCCATTGATTTTGACTTCCAGGACGGTAACACCTGCAGCAGCATCCTCCCAGGCAGTCCCGGCCAATACCGCATCGGCGTCATCCAACTGAACATTTCCACCTTTGAGATATACCTTTTCCCCGGCGGTCACGGCATCAGCGGGCAGCTTAGATAAAAGAAAGACACCTTCAGCGAAACCATCGCCTACACCCCCCGGCTGAATATCGGTAATTGCAACTGCAATGATCCCGCCCAAAGCGACCGGTGTGCCGCTGAGAATCTCTTCTGCACCAGCGTTTTTAAGAGGGATGGTTTTGCCGTCTTGCACATAATTTTTAGCCATAACGTCTCCTGTCAGCCCCGCAGGGCTGATTTCAGGTATAAAAAAAGCCCTTCCGGGCGTCGATTTTCAGAACCGTAATGATTACTGGCCGCTGGATTTAACCAGACCGCGGTAATCAAGCGGTGCCACACCAGCATCGATACGAACTTTTGTAGCGATACCGTCAGTGGTAAACCCTTCCTGCTGATCAATGTAAGGAGTGTCAACACCATTCAGATACGCAACTTCGATGGTGTCCGTCCCTTTTGCCGCCATCAGATACCAGGCTTTTGCGTCAGCTTCGTCAAGACGGGCCTCTGCAATCACATCTGCAAAATTCTGGATCGGGTTAATAATCCCGGCGTTGATATCCGCCCCTTTTACGCTCGCTGATTTAATCGTCTGATTAGCCAGCGTCTCCAGCGCGACCGGCACCAGCATAAATGCCGGGCGGATATTCAGAGATCGTTCACCTTCTTTCTGCAGACGCATCAGTTTACGCGCATCGTCCAGGCTGCTGACGGAAATAGCGCCGGTGGATAGATTCTTGTGGTCTGCGTGGAATAACGCCTTACCATCAGAGAGTTTTGGGTTTTTGGTCAGGATGGCGTAAACCAGGTCGCCGATAGTCGCCTTAGCGGCACGGCCCATTTTCATCGGAACATCAGTGAGCTGGTTCAGATCATCGTTGATGATTGCCTGGCGGGTGATGGAGAAAATTTCCCCGTAGGTGGCGAGCGCGATGGTTTCGCCTTTATCGCCGGTTGTCACATACTTATATTCAGCACCTTCGCGAACCTGCCGCAGAGACGGGAATCCGCCCATCCCCACACGATGCGCTGTCTTAAAGTCCGATAGCTGACCTTTCTTTGTCCACTGCTCGAAGGTTTCTGCAGCTTCGTCCCAGCCCTGCAAAATCGCTTTGTTGGCGACGTCAAGCAGGATGTTGCCAAAATCTGAGGTGCTGTGCGTCAGCGCAAGCCCTACCATCTGCATCGGGTTATAGCTTGATACACCAATTCCCCGCTCAGTCAGGGCCATGCGGGCATATTCACGCAAGGTCATGCCGTTGTAGACATTGTCACGTTCCTGATCTTCAAATCCGGCACGCGCCATCAATGCCTGGCGAATACCATCGGCGACAAAATTACCGTTACCTGCATGAATATGCGCTGGCGTGGTTTTCGCCGATGGTGAAGCATCTTTACCCAGCAGCGCCAGCAGCTTGTCTTTAGCCTGATCGACAGTGCAATCCATATCGGCTACACACTGCGCCTGCAGTTCGGAATGTTTGCCGCCAAACATCGCGAAGAGATTGTTAATGCCGTTAACACGTTCTTTCTGCTCCGCAATAACCTGGGCGCGGATGGTGTTTTCGTCAGCGCCGTTCGGCTGAGTGGCAACGTGTTGTGCCTGAGGTTGATTAACAGGCTGCTGTGGATCGCGCTGGTTAGAGTTACGCGGAGGTGTAATCATATTACGAATGTTGTTTGGCATCTTTTCGAAGTCCTCAATACGTTTAGACTGGATACAGGCCATAGCCTGAAGGGATGGTGTGACCTGGTCGGCAAAACCCAACTCGACGCATTCACTGCCGTCCATCCAGGTTTCATCTTCAAGCATCGCCGCGATTTCATCACTGGACTTGCCGGTTTTCGCTGCATAAGCGGGGATCAACACGGACTCAACCTTGTCCAGCAATTCAGCATAGTCACGCATATCGTTAGCATCGCCACCAGCAAAGCCCCAGGGCTTGTGGATCATCATCATGGTGTTTTCCGGCATGATGACCGGATTACCCACCATTGCAATGACGGATGCCATAGAAGCCGCCAGGCCGTCGATATGAACGGTAATTGCAGCTCCGTGGTGTTTAAGGGCATTAAAAATGGCTATGCCATCAAAGACATCGCCACCAGGTGAATTGATATGAAGGTTAATATGAGTTACATCACCCAGGGCCTTCAGATCGTTCACAAACTGGCGAGCTGTTACCCCCCAGTAGCCGATCTCGTCGTAAATGTATATTTCCGCTTCGTTATCAGCGCGGGCCTGCATACGGAACCAGGAATTACTTCTTGCGCTGGCTTTCGGACGTCGGGGCGTCCGATTCTTTGACTTCGGCACTGGTGCCTCCTTTATCGTTAGCAGGATCGGTGTCATACACCAGTCCCAGTTCGCGGTTATCATCGACTTCAGCCTTACGGCGCCGTTTCACATCATCCGGGTTGCGCCCGCTGGCGCGCACCCAGTCTGATTCCGTCGCAGCTCCACCCCGGATTTGCGCCTTCCAGGCATTAGCCTCTTTAACAGGGTCGATCCACGGCATGACCGGACCGGAATAAACTGCAGTGTAAAGCGACGCCATATCCAACCCACGTGGTAGCTGAATTTCGCCAGAAGCTACCGCCATTTTTAGCCAGTTTCGGTACATTGGCCGGGTGATTGCGCCGATGAACCAGTCCTGAAGGATCAGATAACCATCTGTTGATTCAACCAACTCCTGCCGCTGGGCACTGTATGTTCCATCGTAGTTTCTGGCTGTACTGGAGAAGCTGAGACGAGCGCCGGCAGCGACAGCGCGCAATTGTCCATTTCGGAATGTTTCAAGGTTAGGGTTTGGTCTGTCGGACTTGATCATACCGATGTCTTCACCGGGCAGCAGATCATCATAGATAATGCCTGGCTCAATCATTACGTCGCGATTGTCTTTGCTGGTTTCATCCGTAAAACTTTGCCCGTCTCCTTTTTTTATGTACATCCCCAGTGCAGCTGCAATGCGGGCTGCCGTTAACTCCGCATCCTCGTATTCTTTCAGCGCACTGAGGCGCATGAGAACACCAGAAAGGAGAGATGTACCTCGGGTCTGATGAAGACGGCGGGTAAATTTGAGATGAAGCATATTCCCGGCATCAACATCTTTCGTATCCAATTGACGGCCAGTAACAGGCAGACTTTTATAGACCAGGTACTTTTTCGGGCGCCCCCAGTTATCTACATAAACCCCCTGGCATAGTTGCGCAGACTCATCATTGGTCATCGGCACAAAATCGGCCTCAAGCGCTTCAAGCCAGAAAGGTACGCCAGCCACCGGATCAAGTCCCTGCGCTGAGCCACTCACCATCTGAGCGAAAATTTCTCCGTCCCTGAGCCAGCTCCTGAGCATCAACCGCTCAAGCATAGGGCGGGTAAACTGCCCCGTGACCTCAGGGCTGACCGACCATTCAGCCCACTTAGTTCTGATTTGTTCAGCCAGTTTCTTCGCTATATTTCCGTTCTTCAGTACCGGGTGGGGCTCAACAATAATTCCTTTTGCACCTACCACCCGTTCTTCAAGCTTATCGAACACGCCGATAACGAGATCGTGATTATTGTCCAGCCATCGCGCTTGCTCACGGAGGGATACAGCCCCCATCTGGCTTAGCTGGTTAGCGGAACGGTTTTCCCTGCGCGCCTTGTGTGTTCGGGTGGGCTTAACAGCTTCATATGCCTGAATCATCGCTCTGGAACGTAAACGCGCGGCTTTCCATCCAGGGGAAAAGACGCCAATCGCATCATCTAAAATGCTCATGGAAACCTCGCGAGTTTATAACCGGGTCGCCCGTGACGCTGAGCCAGCAGGGAAGCAAGACGGCGCTCCCATTCTTGCCGCCCTTTGCGGATTTCGGACAGGTTCTCCAGCGTCATCTGCTGCCCGTTGAACGTTATAGACTTCCCCTCCAGCACCGCTATTTCCGCATCGGTATAACGCTGGATAATGGATTCAATATCGGTTTGTTTCACACCCAGCCTCCTGATGATGTGGTCCAGGGATTGTTTTCAACGTCGGGCTTATTTGCCTTCCTTTCTTTCCTGCTATGGGTCGTTTTTGGTGGTAACGTGGATGACACTTCGCCAGTTTCCGACGTGCTTTCTTCGATCCACGTTGTCCGCTTCGCCCATTCAGGCGCATCCGGCCATTTGATCTTTTCGTACCCGTGCAATATAACCAGCGCATCGGCATAAACGAGCAGGTCGAAAGCTTCGTTCGGACCTCGGCCCGGTTTGCTCCATTTTCCATCAGGTGAACGCTCCTCATAGGTCAGCTCATCGTAGAACCAGCTGCCGAGCCATTTCGGGAAATGCACATAGTTCGGGCCAGGTGATTCACGCCACAGGGCGTTATTAACCTGGTCTTTCAGTGCATCGGTCTGAAGAAGGTAAAGCGGCACATCGCCAGCGGCTTTTGCCCGGCGGGTTGATCTATCAGTGTTATCAGGAAATGTGCGGGTAATCAGTTTTGAGCGTCGTACACTGTCGCCCTTAAAGAGGAAAACCTTTTTACCCAGTCCATCCCGTCGACATTTACGCCAGAACTTATAGGCGTTATCGGTGACACCATCCTCGCCGCCTGAATCGACAGCCATCGCCATGAGCCGCATGCGTTTTGAAGGGTCACTTGATAAGGCCCAGGACTTTTCGAACACGTCGGACAGAAGTAAATCCCAGTCTTCCGGGTAACTGGCCGGATCAATGGGGTAACATTCACCGTGCTCGTTTGCCCGTAATGACTGGCGGATGTTGTAGCGATCGACCAGCCATCTCTCCCCCTGCATGCCATACCCAGTAACCTGAACCACAAACCGCCGGGACTTCCCGCCCTGCACGTCGACTGTCGCTATGAGAAATTCAACGCCGTCGGGTACTGAACGTTTTGGCACGTCTTCGGCTCGCTGCTCCAGCAGTTCACTTTTACGCTGTTCCATGCTGGCACGGGGCAAATAGGGCCGACCAAAGTCGGTATTGACCACCGTTTTTAGCGTTTCTTCGCTCTGTGTGGACTCATATTCCTGCTCGGCAGTCAGGAATTTGTATATCATCTGTGCCCACGTCTGGTATGCCGCGGCTGGCCCTTCCATCCAGAACGACGCGATACGTGAACGACGCGGCTCACCATATTTATTTCCATCACGATCTATTTTTTCCCCGTCGCGCAGCCAGACATGGCGGATATTCAGTTCACGTTTCATATCCGGCGTGATCTTGCCTTTGCAGGCCGGACACTGAAGATAAGCAGACTCACTTGCCACAACGGGATCAGGGGAGTCACGGTATCCCGTCATATTGGCGACTTCGGGCTGAAAATATTCTCCGCAATGCGGGCAAGGCCAGTAAAGGCGGCGGCGGTCACCACGATTAAACAACGATAATATGCCGGTAGTTGGCGGCGCTTCATGCGCGGTGGTTGGTCGCCATTTTGTGTCACGAATATCACGGCCAGGCGAACTCTCAACCAGGGTCATGCCGCTGGACATAAAGGTAGTGGTACGTTTCGAACCCAGGGAAAATGCATCACCCTCCCCGTCGATATCTTCAGGAAAGCGATCATAGTCAGTCAGCGCCACACTTTTATAGTCTGACGACGACATGATGTTGACCGACGGCCAACCCAGTTTGAGATAGTTTCCAGCCCGGAAGGTACGGTCGTGAACGTTATTATCATTACGACGCGGGCTGAGTCGCGATTTTACTTCCTGACTACAACGGAATGTTCGGTCGAGGCGTTTCTTGGAATGTTCACGTGCTTTCTCTTCGGATACCTGAATAACCAGCATGTCAGCTGGATCACAAACGATGTTATAGACAATCCAGCCATCAATGAGGCCGATCGTTTTCCCGGTTCGGGCAGGCCCGACAAATACTACGGCATCGTATTCCCTGGAGGCCAGACAGTTCATCGGTTCGATAATGTAAGGGGCCAGATTGGGGTCCCAGGGAACGGAGTTACCCGCCCCCATCGGCACACGCATATATGCACTGACCGCGTCGGCCACTTGCATACGACGCGGGGCTCGTAAAATGCCGGAGACATCGCGGCGAATCCCCTTGGCTGATGCCCGTTTTGCCATCAGTCCTCCTCTGGCTCATCCTCCTCTGGTTCGGCGTCCATTACTTTTTGGGCGACCTGATCGCGCAGGTCATCAATCACGCTTTGCACGCGTGACACCGCAACCGGCGTAAGTGCGCAGTCGCGTTCAAGAATGTCCGGGAGTGTTTCAAGCACCATGACAACGGCTTTCGCCATCAGTGAAAATTCTCTGGCAACATCTTCGGCAGGAATAAGTTGCTTTGTATCAACCTCAAATTTCAGTCGCTCGTTCTCAGCCTTCCAGTGCGCGAGCCTGTCTGAGGGGTCCATCTCTTCGACGCTTGCCGTTGAGACCGTCGGAATCATCAGCTCACTCAAAATATCAGTGACGAGATAGAGCTTGAGCTTGCTATTACTGCCCGTTGCCGGAGCAACGTTTTTCAGCCTGGCGGCAACCGTCTGGCGGTGCACGCCAGTGATACCAGCGAGCTGGTTGATGTTGAGTTTTAAAGCAGCGATTTCCTGGTCCATGATGGTGAGCACTTTTTGTACGATTCGACATCATTGAAAATCCGACATCTGGAAAATCAATAACCTGTGCGCATGATGATGATGACTATGAAATATGAAAACTAGCCGTTTTCCGCGAGTCCGCCGCCCCGTGGCAGCCCCCCCCACCGGGAGGACCCATTAAATGATAATGATTCTCATTTAGATAAAGATGACCAAAATCAGCCATCATGGACGTTTAGACGTCTAAATGACCGAGTTCGCTCATGCCGAAATCGTTAATGGTATTCATTCGCATTATCAAAGCCCCTCGCAACCATGAAGGGCTCCTGTAATGCGTACTTCTACAGTGCAGACGGGGACAACTCCCCTTCTTCAAACCATGCGTCTACAGCTCGCCCGTCTGCTGCACGATAATGAATAAGGTACTGATTGGGGCCATGCGTATATTCAGCACGAGCTTTGATATGCCCTTCTTCTTCACTGATAGTGACGGTTACCACCTGACCAAGTTCATGTTTAAAGCTCATCGGTTATTACCTCTTTTTGCATATAAAAAAACCCCGCCGAAGCGAGGTTCTCGTTTGACTGAAATGGCTATTTCTTGAGTGCCTCAGCATAAGCCTGAGCGCTCTTTTGTGATGACTCCATTATGTCATCAGTCAGCGTTTGCTGACCCCACTTGGTGACCTTACCATTAACGAACGTTATAACCAGTCGATCGTTAGCCAGTTGTTCGTTATCAATGATTGTGTAGCCATAGAGAGCCTTATTCCAGTATATCCAGCGCTCGCGTTCCTGGTTCACATCAGTCCTGCGTGGTGACCCCATGATCTGCATGACGTCGTTTTTGTTCATTCCAAGAGATAAAAGCATTGATCTCTGGTTGTAATCTACTTTCTGGACTGTTGGCGCACATGCGGTAATTGTTAAAGCTGAAACACCAATTAATGCTGCAAAAAGTAACTTTTTCATGTCCCTATCCCCATCGGTTTGTTTGGGACAGATTAACAGGGGAAACAATAAAACAGCAATTGAGCCCGGCATTATCGCAGGCACTCAGTGAATGCCTGCTGTAATGCCTTAGCTGGACTGCTCGGCAGCGGTATCAAACAGCGCCAGCGCTTCAGTCGCTTCCTGTACAGCTTTGATAGCTTTTGCCACAGGTTCGCTTTCAGTGAAAACACGGCTGTATTGCTGGATGAAAAGCTGATACTTCAACTGACTGTCCTGTACGAATGCAATCGCCTTAGCAGCGGCTGCTGTGTCGTAGTTCAGGACGGAAAGAAGGTTAAGGCGGATTTGTTCTGCATCTGTGATTTCGGCCATGTCTTACCTCTGTTATCCCCTTGTGGGGATTGCGATGAATTATCCCTTAGTGGGGTTAACGGCTCGCGCCGCTCTTTCTTTTTCCGCCTGCCGTATATCAGCCTTATCCCGGTTGCACTGGCCCAGTGCTGATAGCAGACTGACGCCAAAATACAGGTTCATACTTCCGCAATATGGTCCGGGTTGTGAAATGATTAAACATATTTAGATACACGATGTATTGTTTAGTCATTAGCTGTTCATTCAGCGCCCCGTTTACTTTTGGATATCCTCTTCGGGGTTTTTTATCACGCCGACCTCGCCATGCAGGAACGGCAATGTAGCCCCGCTACTGACTCACTGCACGGTAGTAGGCCTGCCAACGGTATTTATCTAACCGCAGTTGGCGCAGGCATTGAGCGGTTTCGACGTCTGACTGCAGGTCTTCGTCGGTGTCCTTGCCTGCGTCACTTGCTTTGCACGGAGGGCTCATCAAATCCGGGGATGGCGTTGGCAGCGTCGATAGCTCGCTGGCGCAGCTGCACAGCATCATCGTCAAACCGGCACACAGTACGATTCGGAGACTGGACATATTTCACCACGTCGCGGGTTATGATTCGGTAGATGACCTTGCCCTCTTCTGTAGCGGCAGCGGCCTTTTGCTCAACTGGCTGGATAGTCTTTTCGGCTTTCTCTTTTTTCTTCGCCGCGAGGGCGTTGATATGGTCAGCGTGAGAATTCCAGCCAGAACGCCACGAGAAAAAGCAGGAAAGCAGCAGGATGACTACAGCGCTGATGATTGCGGTTAATCGGCTCATTTCTGGCCCCACTCGCAGACTTCACGCTCAATCTCGCGCCTGGTGATCAGTCCCTTCCACTGCTTGCCGCCGGCATACGTCCAGCGCTGCAGTTCCTTGCAAGCGCCCGGCACATCTCCAGCATTCAGTTTCTTCAACAACGTGGAGCTGGCGAAAGCGCCAGAGCCAACGTTGTAGGTGAATGAGTAAAGCGCGGCGCGGGTAGGATCAGGAATGCGGACTTTGATGAGCGGGTCAATGGCGCTTGCCACCTTCTGCAGATCTGCCTTCAGCAGGCTGTCGCATTCCCTGTCGGTGTAACGATGTCCGCGGCGAATATCGGCTCCAGTGTGGCCATCACAAACAGTCCATACGCCGACAATATCCTGATAGGCGTAATAACGCCTTCCTTCCAGGCCGTCGGCATTACCAAGCATGACGGAAGCAATGGCTATCGCGCCCGAACCGCCGGCGATCGCACCAATCAGCTTATTCCTCAGCGTCGGGTTCATCTCGGCTCCTGCTACGTCGGTTGTCTTCGCGAATCTTGAAATACAAATTCGTCAGATACGTAAGTACGGCGATGACAATGCCCACCAGTACGCCGATGGCATTCCACTGCTCGGGGCTATAGGCATTTAGCATGCCGTTAAGGATGCTCCCGGCTGAAGCGCCATAGGCAGCACCAGTGGTTATCTTTTCCATGCGATACATACTCTCACCTCGCGTTGTTAGCGGGTGCTGTGCGTGTTTGAAAGGGTCAGGCCCGTCGGGCTGGATTTAACAACGAAGCGTGTCGATGATGATTCCCGCGGGACCTGATAATAAAAAAGCCCGCAAAAAGGCGGGCAATAAGCATGAGGGTAATAGCAATGTCGGTGATGACCGAAAATACCCTGGCTGGGTCTGGCGGCCTGCGACGCTGTTGCAGCAGCGCCCCTGATAAGTTGGGGTATGAACCCGTTATCAGGTCAGGCCATTATCTGGTGCTGGTTGACGGAATCGAACCGCCGACACCCTGCTTACAAGGCAGGCGCTCTACCTGCTGAGCTAAACCAGCAATCTGGTTCAGGGCTCTTGCGCGGCGGGTGTCGACGTGTCGTGCAGCATGTCTCAACCCAAGAGCCCTGACCGGATCGCAGGCATAAAAAAGCCCCGGCGGAATGCCGAGGCTAATTTTACAAACTGGTATGTGACTATCATCTTCATGCCGCCACTTAAAGTTAAGGCAGCATATCAAAGTAGACTCAAATATGACGCATTTAATTGACTTTTGCAAGACCCTGCTGCGAAAAGGTCGCTTTTTGTTGTGAACGTGATCGAGAAACAGAGAGTAACGCCTGACTATCAAGTTCATGGTAGATGTCCATCATGACCTGCCAGTAATCTGAATAATTGTGGCACCAGTTATCTGGCTTTATCCCCACCATTGCGGCGGGAGAGTAATGATGCCCTCTACCGGTTATTTCCTGCTTTGTATTTTGAGCGGCCAGCCAGATAAGCTGACGCAGGCGATCGACTGTCTTTTTTGCAATGCGCACGCCGGCCAGTTTCTCGCTGAATTGCTCCCATGCCCACCGGGTGATCGTCTCCTGGTGCTCCCAGCGGATATTGTCGCTGTAGTTCCACAGCAGCCACGATTTCTGATGCTCTTCCAGCGACAGCAGAGCCCGGCGCCAGCTTGCCGTCGAATACTCAACGGGCAGAACGAGAGCGATTGATGAACCCTTAGCGCGGGACTGGCTGCCGCTCATCGGCGGCCCGTCCGGGTTAACCATGCGTTGTTTGACCTCGCTATAAACTTTCTTCCTACCCCGGCTGCGCGCCGTAGCGGTGAATTGTGCGTTCTCTGCAAATGCCACCAGTTGCCCTTTCGTCGCGCCGCTCAGATCGGCGGTGGCCACTATCAGCTGCTGGCGAACAAATTCCAAGTATTGAGCTGTCATGCTGTCTCTCCCAGGGTCTGATAGATGCGAACGAAATTTCTCAGTATGCGGTAGTCAACCAGTACGGTGCCGCGGTGACGGCAGAGGCGGAGCTTTTGCCAGCGTTCGCGGATGCGTTCGATAACGTCACGGCTCATTTGGTCGTCCTCGCCATGGCCTTGGCCATCGCCTTATATGCCCTGAGCACATATGCGCTCTTTCCGTACAGGGTGATCTGGAAGGTAATTCCGCGAGACTCCCAAGTATTGACCGGGGAAGCGTCCAGACCTGCATCCGCAATGCGTCTGGCCATAGCCAACTGCCAAAACGGGCCAGTCAGCCAGATGCGGGAATAAGCCCCTTCGTCGCTATAGGTGATCTTCATGCAGCCTCCCGTTGTTTTATGAGCGCACGGCGTAGCGCGCTGTAATGGCGCCTGATGCCTTCCAGTTCTTCGATGGTGTATCGATGAGGGGTGTTGTTGTTTTCGAGGGCCTCGACGCGCTCAGCGCCGATTTTCTCTACCAGGCCGATGCGGTACTGCTGCTGGTTACCTGACATCTGCACGTTGCAGTGATGACACTGCTTGTGAATGTTGTCCTCGTTGTAGCGCAGGTGAGATGCTTTACCGCGGGATCGGTAGTGGCCGGCCTCCCACTGAACCGTTTCGAACGTGCCGCAGCTGATGCACGGCAGAGCGTGGTCACGCTCGCGGATATAGTCGTTAACGACGCGCCGGGTCATGTCTTCCCAGTGTCGGAGAGGTTTCACCGCGGCTTTGCGTTGGCGCCAGGCTGCGCGCTCTTTCTTCTCTTTCGCCTGGGCCTGCTTTTCGCGCTTCTTCTCCAGTTCCTGCATGGCAAATTCAGCGCCATGCTCAGGGCAGCACCAACGATGGTTTTCGAATGCTGGGGTGAATTTTTCCCGGCAGATTTTGCACCGGCGCTGAGCACGTTTAAGCATGTGGCCTCCTTGCTCTCAGGCGTAGCCACTTCTTATCGACCAGGCGGGCGGTGTAGTCTTTCAGGGTCGGGATGTCGGAAGGCTTAACTTCGACCTTGCGCTTGCGGCGCGCCGGCACGCGGAAGATGCCGCGCTCCATTACTTTGGCGAGAAGGCTGCTCATCAGGCCTCCTGCTTTTGCTGCAGTTGCTGATATTCGCAACCGTGTGGAATGGTGAGAGCCAGACCAAACTGAGCGCACCAGGCCTCTACTTTGGTCAGGAAGATGTGCATTTCGCCGGTATCAAGATCGGAGGTATGCCGGGGTTCCCACGTTGTAGTTTTCTCACCGGTGATGAAGTCGGTGTATGTCACCTCTTCACAGCCGAGATAGGTTTTTTTGAGATTGCGCTTAACCCACTCAGGAGTTGCGTCGGTACGTCCGGAGCTAATCAGGTATTCGCTGATTTCCGCGTACCACATGTGACTAAGTGCGTTCTGGCTCAGGCTGCGCTTTTCGCGCCACTCTTTGACCTGCAGGCGCAGGCATTTCCCGTCAGAGAGCTGCTCCTGAAGAATCTTGCCTATAGCGCTGAAGTTGCCGCTGTGCAGCTTGATGCCGCATTGAGGAATGTTCACGCTTCACCTCCGCAGAGGCTAAACGCTGAATGCAGAAAATCGCCGGTGGCTTTCGCCATCGGTGACAGGGATTGCTTTAAGGTTTTGTGCGCCATGTGTCCCCACTTGGCGCCGGGGTAAAGTTGTCAGTTGTCCAGACTGACGAGGTAATTATCGCCCTTCCCGGGGATAAAAGCAAAATGAGCATATACGATAAAACCCCTCCGGAGAGGGGTTTGATTTCAACCGGAGGCTTTGCGTTCTGCGGGGGATTTGCTCACTGTTTTATCCCCTGCTCGGTATTTTTCAGATCGTTTTCTGCGAAGAGGATTGACGTTCTGGCAGAGCGCAACCGAGCCTTTGCATTTTTCTCTTCGCGTTCGAGGTTGGCGACGGCTTCACGCAGCTCATCACGACGGTTATGAAGCTGCTGAATCTCTCTCACCACAGCCTCGCCATCAGTCGCGCACTGAAGAACGTACTGGAATGGGTCAACAGCACAGCCGCATTTAAGGCACAGAATGATTCGTCCCTTCTCATCGACTTCAACGGCTTTATGCTTGCAGTGTTGCTGCCTGTAGTCCTTTCTGTCGGTTACGGTGATGTTCAGTAGCTTCTCTTCGTCGTGCTTTGGCTGCACCAGAGTGATGACGTTATCGCTGTCATTTTCCATCTGGCACCTCCTGAGGGGCGGCTGGATATGCACTACCCTCCTGACCAGGCTCATTGCTTCCGGTGCAGGCATTTCTATGGTCATTTGCCCGTGGGCATCTCTTATTCCCGCAATTAGGGCACACCACAAAGCGCATATCGTTCAAGGCCACAGGTCGGCATGCGCGGCACCAGCAATCAGGAATAATTTCAGGAATATTTTGTGGTGCGTTTTGTGGTTGAGCCTTGAGCTTGGCGGCGCGGCAGGCGTCATGGCCTGCTTTAAAAATTGCGCCAATGTTGGTGGTGGGCAGACCATAGGCAATAATGGTTGCTGTCTCTATGGTAATTTCCTCAGGTACTGCCGGGGCTGGCTGCGCAATAAGCGCTTTGAAATCCTCAATCCGCGCCTGAAACTCCGCTCTCTCTTCCTGTGACAGCGCCGCCATATCAGATTCGTATACGGCCCTGCGCGCCAGGGCGGCAAGCATAGTGCTGGTTTTAATGCCTTTGCCAAAGCGCAACCCTGGCTCAAGCAATACCGAACAGGGCAGCACTTCGGGATATTCCGGCGCGGGCTGCGCGTGGCGATAGAGTTTGTCGCCAGCTATTAACGTTGTTGGATAGTGGATTTTGACAAACAAACTCCCCAAATCCTCGGTGATTTCTGCCACCGGCTCGTTGCCCATTGCGGCCAGCGCGATTTGTGCCAGTTCGATCCGCTCATCCCATGAAACTTTGCAGATAGTGTTGTTATCAGCGAGTTGTTCTAAGCGCTCTCTGGTTATGGTTGATTTGGTCATGGTTGACTCCAGTTATCCTCGATAGCCACGCCTAAGCGGTGCAGCCAGTCGGCGAGTTTGAGCATCGACTCGCGGTCGCTAAGTCCTTCCGGAAAGTCTTTCAGTTCGATAGTCGGCATGAAACGACCGAAACTATCGCGCTCTATTGTCAAATGCTGCTCCAGAACAGTCTGATGAATGCGGCTGTTATGCCGCACCAGGTAAACGGATTTGGAG